GTAGATAGCATACTCACCCTGCTTTGTCGTCGAAGGGCGGATTTCGAGAGCCATTTGGTCCGTTGTAGGTTACTTACGCTTCTGCGCCGCTTCGATTTTTTTTTCAAGTTGACGTACGTGCTTTGATGAGTATGGACCCTTCTCCTTGGCTTTGTCCTTCTTCTTTCGAGGCTTCTGGTAGTCCATTATATAAATCGCGCTATGATACCGAGACCGACGAGAAAGCCTGCTATCAGCTCGACAATTACAATAGTCACAATGAGACGGATAAAGAATAGGGTTATGTCGAACTGTAGGCGTCGCAGCATTGGTTAGCTTTGACTGGAGGGGGGGGTACCCTTCAAACTTAGGGCGGGGTAATGGGCTATGGGCTCTTTGGAAGGCAAAGGGGTTATCAAAGCTTTGATATGGTTTATAGGGCGTTTAGCAAAGCTTTGATAGGGCTACAAGAGGGGTTATCAAAGCTTTGATAGTCCTATATCAAAGCTTTGACAAAGGGTTTGACAGAGATATCAAAGCTTTGATATAGGGATATCAAAGCTTTGTCAAAGGGTTTGGCAGGGCTATCAAAGCTTTGACACAGCGGTTCCCAGAGGTATCAAAGCTTTGATAGTCACCAAACGCGGTAAAAGCTGCCAAAGCCGTCAAAGCCGTGAATGCCAAAAAAATCGAAGCTGCCCCCAGTCAAAGGTAAGGTACCCCACAAGAAAAGCTAAAGCTCAATAAAATGACTGCCATCCAGTACAACACCGATGATATGATTGCGGCCATGAAGCGTATGACCTGCAAGACGGCGGACGAACGGGTCGCCGCCCACCGCAGCCCCTTTGATGACCGCAGCACGCTTCTGCTTAGCCGCTCAGTCACCGTCGACAGCACGGTTTACCTTTACAAGCCCGCCAGCATGGATGACCCTTACCTGGTGCTTGCAAATGGTCCTTATGGTACCACAGGCGTTCACACGTCAACCTGGGAGGTCTATAACGCGGCCCTGAAGTACCTTACGAAGGTCTATGGCGCGAAGCCCGATGACGAGGATCACGAGTGTGTGGTTTGGGAGGTCTACGCCCCTGCCGATTGCGGGAAGTGTCGCTTGACTGACTATTGCCACTGCGACTAAAGGGTAAAAAAACCAAAGCCTTTTTTATTCGGAAAAAAAATCGAAGGCCCCACCCCGCCAGTAAGCGTTACGCCACAAACCAATCGAGAATGAGCTTTTCATACACAAAGGAGGAGACCGCCGCCATGGGTGACGCAGAGCTTCTTTCAGCCTTTATCACCGTCACGGGCCAGGAGACAGTCGCTTGCACGCATTGCCACAAGACAAACATGCCGCTGGATAAGTTCGTGGTTGCCATTCGCCGCCGCTGCGAAAAGAAGGGGATCTTTGCTGACATGAAGCTGCCTAAGACCTGTGATAAGCAGCTTCTCCGTAATGACAAGCGCAATAAGATTGCGAACCAGTACTACTACAAGATGAAAAAGGCTGAAACTGAGAATGATAAGGCCCAGCTCAAGGCCCAGCTCAAGGAGGCTGTTGCGGCATCTAACTTAAGCACCTAGCTCTATTACTTTGAAAGAATGGAGCCCCCGACTCTAACCTACGATGACGACGCCTTCTATACCTTTACCGTTATGAGAGAGGGTAAGAAGGTTGTTTACCAGTTAGACTCATTTCGTATTACACTCACCTTTGCTAATGAGAAGGATATGGCACCCTCTAGGCGCGAGAAGATTCTTGGGCCTGCCTATGATGGTGTCGTATACTACATCTATTTATTAGACCGTGAAAGCAATGATAAGTACTTTTGGCTTTCAAAAGAAGAATACGATATCTTTTTTCCTATTTACTTCAAGATTGAAGATGAATGGGTAGGCTGCGAATGCTGTGAGAACCGTGAGTAAAATCGAAGGACTTGCCTCAGTTGTGTGCCCTTACAAATACAATGTCGCTTAACGCTCTCCGAAAGGCTTCGAGCGCTTCACGTATTTCACTAAAGCCCGAAGAGCCTTCGCCCAGCCGCGAGTACTTTGTCCCAATCTTCACGCAAGATGAGATCGAGGAAATCAATACGCTGAAGGGCGAGGCCCAAAAGTACTCAAGATACGAAGAGGGCTGGTTTGATAAGATGGTCCTCAGAGAGGCCGAGCTTGCCGCTGATTCTCTCGAAGGCTGCATTGACTCCTTAGAAGTCCTCACCGACCATTGGAATAACGCCATTGAAATCGGCAAGCTCATGTTTGAGCGCCATATGTACTATAACAAGGCGATTGGACTTGCGCCAGCCCTCGTTTCATACGGCCTTGTAGAAATGGCTTCAGTCAATCACTACCTTCGCTGCGCGATGGAGCCGAGCCTAGCAATCGGTATTAGTCTCGGTCGAGTGAAAGATATTCTGCTAGAGCTTCAACATGCATTGAACGGGATGCGACGCGTTTGTATGTGTAAGATGGTCGAATGCTGCTGTGTTAACATGACCGCCTTATAAAATCGAACGGGTCGCGCCCACCCATTTTTTTACAGAGATGGAAGCCCTTTATGCAGAGATTCAAGCGCTCAAAGCTGAGAACGCCGCGCTCAAGAAGGTCGTAGTAGCAAAGGTCGGTGGACCCCTTGGCCTCATTCAGGCCATTGGCGATGCGCTCGCGGCTAAACAGAACGATTCGAATCAGTGGCTTGGGTCAACACTGGAGTCAATCAATCAGCTCATCCCCGACTATGCTGGAAAGGTCGGCGAACACTTCATTCAGCAGCTTTGTGCGACCGGCACAGTTCAGTGTGAGTATGATGAGGACGTGAACTCAAAGGACGGTACCTATGATGTGAAGATTAACTCAAAAAAGGTAGAGATTAAGACGGCGCGGCGGGGCGGCAAGAGTAGCAAGGGCAGCTTTCAGCACGAGACGCTTAAGACCGATGGCTACGATTATCTCCTCTTCATTGACATCACGCCCACCCACTTCTATATCACTATCGTTCCGCGCTTCGACCTCACTAAGACCCACCCCCTCATTGGGCGCACGCCTCACCCGCGAAAGGGAACCAGTGATGTCTTCAAGCTCGACTTTGGCGAGTCGAACATTCAGCGGTGTATTGAGGGAGGCGTTTCGATGAAGGTTGACGGCGACACTACTATGGAGGCCGTTAGGACGTTTGTCAGCAGCAAGTGCCATTAGTTTGGGAAAAATTTGAAGGAGGGCGACTCTATTTTTTAATCACTAACAAAATGGACTGCTCTATCTGTCTCGAAATCGCAACGAGCTTTACACAGCTCTCATGCGGTCACAAGTTTCACCTCAAATGCATTGTAGGGTGGCTATCAAAAAAACAGACTTGTCCTTGCTGCCGCAAGGCCACCAACGAAACTGAAAGTGTGGTAGATGAGACTATTGAACTCGAAATTCGCCAATTGGTCGATGTAGCCCGCCAAGCATATATGTCACTTTCAGTCATGCGCGATGAAAAGGAGCGCCTCGAGAATATCGTAATTAATGGGCTAGTAGGTCGCGAAAAAGAGTTATACATGTTCTCGAAGGTGCTTCATAAGGTTTCACCCTCGCTTTTCAAGGATATTATTTACGCTGACGACGGCTGCAATGAGGTCCGCTTCAAGGCCTTTCTACCTGACCGCCTTAGAATCGCAGACGAAGCTTCAAAGAATCCGAAGTGGGAGCGCATCTATAATGCCTTTACGAACAATCTTCTTTCACGCATTAATGCGGTTGCCATGATTGCTGCGAGCCGTAAAGTGAAGACAACGCGAGCCGATTCAGTCTGGGAGCAGTACATTTAAAAATTTAAAGGGCGAGAGGGGTTTAACCGAGTCAAAATGCCTTCCGTAGCGAACTATGTCAAGGGCTCTAAGCTAATCTCCAAACACTTTATCTTTATAAATATCGATAGCTACTATGTCACGGATACTCTTCTTCAAGACCCATTGACAGTACCACGAGATGCTATCGCCATTATGCAGATATGGGTGAAAGAGGGAACCGCTATCAACCTCATTCAATGCTATTTGAATGAGGCTGGAGAGCGTATTGAAGAGGCTTCAAAGAACTGTGGTCCTTATAAGACGCGCATTGATAACTGGCTTCGAGAGGTCAAGTCAGTTTCTTGAAAATAGCCCAACCATTCCTGTCCTCGCTTTTTTCGATAAGTTGCCAGTCAGGGTTCACAGACAGTAACTGTAAATTAGTACTATTCTTCATACAACGGGTGTCATCGAGAGCAATAATCTTCGGACTCAGTTCAACCACTCTTGAAAAGTCGCCGCGTCCACAGAATTCACCACCATCAAGAATGGCTACATCAATCTGGGCCGGTAACTCTACAAGAGGGGCATTAAGAAAGTCATACGTCTCCTGTCCGTAATGCAAGATAAAATGAGACTCGACGTCCTTGAACTTAGGGGAGTTCGTAATATTTGTGTATGAAAGCATTTCGGTGGCGATCTTTCCATAGAGAAGTTTGAGATTTGAAGGGGGATTAAGCCAGTTAGAAACAGCCTTGTTAAACATATCGCGATTCGCCTCAATAGAATATATCATAGTATCTGGTCGCTCTTTTGTGGCAAGAACGAGACATCGAGTTGTACCCATACCATTCCATGTACCTATGTCGAGAAAGGTCCGATATGCTGGGTCCGCGGCAATTGTCATAATAGCCTTACCAAATGAAGAGTCTGGATTTATTTGGCCTTCCATCTTTTTATACGTGGATTGATTGGTTTAGACCAATCAATAAAAATTGAGGCGATGACCCCTACATGTTAAATCTTAACCACCATGTCTCCCAATATGATTTATATTGTGCGCGAATCACCTTCTGAGGAGCCAATCGCAGTCTTCAAGGACCTGCACGACCTTTACAGGTTTTCTACAACCCGTTGTATGGATACCTGTCGCAAGGCATATGATACGGTGAAGCACTTCTTTGTTATGGAAGAAGAGCTGCAGGCTAATGTACGGGTTACCATCTGGTATGATGCCGAGACAGGAATGACACACACTGTAGCCAAGTATAATTTGATTGATTAAAGTGGTAAAAAAATTGAAGGCGGGCCTAACCATATTTTTATTAAAATGGCTCGCAAGTATGTACCCCCCAAGAATCGCGTGGTCGATCCCCTTGCCTGCCTCGCGCCCGAAAACTTTCCTGACTTTGGGGCCGGCGGCGGCATTCGAAAGTCGACTCTTAACTTTAAGAACCAGATGCTAAACGCAGAAGAGGAGAGAAAAAAGGCAGAGGCAGAGCGCGCTAAGGCCCCCCTTACACGCGAGCAAAAAGAAAAGGATGGCTGGGTTGTATTCACGCTTCCTAAGGTTCCGCGCACCGTCTACGTAAAATACGGCTATTACAAGGGCCCGCGCTTCGAGATTGACGAGTATCGCTTGCGCGATGGCCTACCGCCTATTCCGGATGAACTGGAAACCTCTAGTACTTAAATTAAGTACTTGGGGGAAGTTTCTTTATGCTGAACTTCTTCTTAATAGGCTTTGATTGCTCTCCAGCAACTTCTACAATGACGCTGCTCGGCTTATTAATATACGCGGGATTCTTCAAAATCACATCCATCATTTCGGCCTTGTCAATCTTATAGTGCTCTGAAACGGCCCCTACAATGAGTTCAAACACCTCTGCCGTGTGCTGGAAAACGAGACTGAGAACCTCTTTCATTGCCGCACTTGAGTCCTTTGGCTCTGTAACGAGCTCATCGACGGGCTTTTTTAGCGCAAACTTCGGCATTTTGATGATGGGCGTGGTAGCGAAACAGCCCATCAATTTTAAGAATCCGTCAGCGCCCGTATTGTCGCAGAAATCGAGTAATATCAATATTTCCATTGAGCCCGCGCATCTCTTCTAAACTGAACCAACCCACTTCGGTAATCTCACGGCTATCATTAATCTGTGTCGCCAGCTCTCGCTCCACGTCAATAATGAAGTACTCTGGACCAGAGTTATCTTTAGAGAATACGAATGACTTGGGATATGTCAAAGGTGGTGCAAGACTAATCCCAGTCTCCTCGTAAAGTTCCCGCAAGGCACAATCGATTGCCAATTCACCCCTATTACGATGCCCCTTTGGAAAGGACCACTTACCAGATTTACGCCCCTTCACAAGAAGGAACCTCTTATCAGGTGTCGTACAGATAATTCCATAAACATAATATGTATGTGGTCTATATGCATTAAATGATCTTGGAAATGCGCGTTCCAGCATGCTTACTTCTCAAGCGCCCTAGACCCGCTTAAAATTTAGGCGAGGGGATTAAGTAATGTACCGTCTAGTACTGAAGTTAACTACTCCACGGTACGTGGTACCAAGGCTCACCGACGGGCTCGGTAACCGCCTGTTCCAGTATGCAGTTGCGCTAGGACTCGCTAAAAAGTGGAATAGGACAGTTGCCTTTTCAAGAGACTTTCTCCTCCCCACAAATCACGGGGACTCAGAAGACTTCTTCAAGCTTTTCCCAGATGTACCTATTATAGCGGGGCCCACGGCACCAAAGATTCTAGGGCTTTCTATAAATCTGGTTTTCAGTTTTATCGACCTAGAGGAACCCCCAGAAGACGTGGTTGTTTCAGGTCATATGCATAATCCCCAGTATTTTGAAGAGGTTGATATAAGGCCTACTTGGCCTTTAGTTCCACAAGAGACTTCAGGCGCTTGGATGATACATTTCAGACGCGGGGATTATGATATTCTGCCACATCACCAGGTCAATCTTACGCGCTATTATAGGCGCTGTCTGCTGGCCGTTCCAGAGGGCTCCAAACTCCGAGTTTTTAGCGACGAGCCTGAGCGCTGTAAGGAGCTATTAGAATCTGTGGTCGACGGGCGGCATTTTGATATTTCCTGGTCGGCAGAAACAGTCGATTATAAGGCCCTGTATGAAATGTCTCTCTGTACGGGTGGCGCGATAACCGCCAATAGTACGTTTAGTTGGTGGGGGGCGTATTTTGGCAGACAGCGTGCCTTAGCGAACGCTTTGGCGAATGCTGGGTATAAGGCTTATTACCCGAACTCATGGGGTCAGTTTCCCGATCCCGCTGGAATAGTGCCTGCCTGGGGCGAAGTCGTTGACACCAAATAAAAATTTAGGGGCGGCCGGCCACTAATGAAAGATGCACTAGACATGGCACAACTCTGGAACGGCTTCGAATACAAGCCTCACCAAAAAGCTGGTATCAAATGGATGACTGAGCGCGAAACGAGTGTTCCTTCGGGCGGCATCCTCTGCGACGAAATGGGTCTGGGAAAGACGATTCAGATGCTCGGCCTCATTAAGGCTCACCCTGGCTCCAATACTCTCCTTATTGCTCCCGTGGCCGTTCTGAATCAGTGGGCCGAGACGGCCCGCCGCTCTAAGATTTCCGTTTTCAGACCACGTATCACGGCTCGCCACATGTCGTGGGAGCGCGAGGGAAAGTTCTTTGTCAACTCGGCGAACCTCTACCTTGTAGGTTATGAACTGGCCCGCTCGAAGCACCAGCTCGTTACGATGATGATTTGGGACCGCTTAATCTGTGACGAGGCTCACCGCTGCGCTTCTGGAAACACCCTCACGAACCTCGTAAAACATGTTCCAGTTTCTTGCCGCTGGTTTCTCACGGCCACGCCGATTGTAAATGGCTCGAAGGACCTCGCGACGCTCTTTGATTTGTTGGGAGTAGAGGGCCGTCCAATGGACGGTGTGACTATCAAGAAGTACGTACTCGCCCGCTCGATGGATGACTTGCGCGCCTCTATTCCTGACGCACCACCGAAGCCGGTCGTTGAGACTATCTCGCTGCCCTTTGTGACTCCTGACGAGCACGAGTTCTATATCGGTATGTCTGGTGCTATCGTGAAGAAGTGGAAGGCGCTCGCTGCAGATGGGATGAGCGCTGGGAAGGCACTGATGCGCCTTCAGCTCTTCATGCGGCTGCGGCAGCTCAGCGTCCATCCCCAAGTTTATATTGACTCGCGAAAGAAGGCGCTCAGCGGTCTAAGCGCAGCTAATGGCTATGAGCGCCCTGATTGGATTCTCCCAGCCACGAAGTTCGAGAAGATCTTTGACCTCACGAAGACGCCGGCGAAGTGGATTATCTTCTGTCACTTCAACAATGAAATGGAACTACTGCGCGACGGATTAAAAGAAAAGGCCTGGATTCGCAACGTGTATACTTACAATGGCTCTATGAACCATGGTGAGCGTACAAATGTGCTCGAGGCTACGAAGGACCCCCTTCCTGAAGGGTCGGCACTATCAGACGTGCTTCTCATTCAACTACAGGCTGGTGGCGTTGGTCTCAATCTCCAGCACTTCACCCATATTATCTTCTCAGGTCCGTGGTGGACCTCGGCGCTCATGGAGCAGGCTATTGGCCGCGCTGTCCGTATCGGTCAGAAGGCACAGGTTCGCGTCTATCACCTTCGTCTTCAAGAAGAAGAAAATATTAATATTGACAAGGTAATGATGGCGAAGGCTGAAGAAAAAGGTGACCTGTGTAGGGCTACCTTGGCGATGGCGTCGCGAGTTATGTGAAATCATTAAAAATAAATTCGACCCTTATTTTTCTTGGTCCTAACTCATACAACCATGGAGCAAACACCTCCTCACTTTCGTGATACAAATCACTGGTCTCCCATTCCTGGAAGCGAATATCAGCGATTAGATGGAACTCTTAAAAATCACCTTAGGAATATGGGTTTTCAGATGTCAAAAGATTTTCGTGATAGCTTTATAGAAAATCTTATAGTCGAGCAAAACTGGACTTGTGCGTTTGGTAAGAATGTGCGCGGTAAGTTCTGTTGGAATGAACCGCGAGATGAATACCTGCCTTATTTAAAACTTCAATGGGGGCACATCAACCCAAAGTCTCGCAGACAAGAGGAGAGTCCAGATGATCTATGCCTGATGTGTGCTAGATGCAATAATCACATCCAGTCGTCTCGCGAACTACATCAATTAAAGGCAGAGCTCCTTTCCAAAATCGAACACATTGATGCTATGATTTCTAGGGGAAAGCCGATTGCTAGACCTGTAAATTCTGAGCGGTTCCCACGGTTTTAAAAATTTAATATACTCTTATTATTTTATTTAAGCATGACAACTAATATCTACGTTCTTCGCCTTGAAGGAGGGAGATACTATGTTGGTAAGAGTGATGACATTATGAGCCGTTTCCAAGAGCATCTAAGTGGATATGGCTCGGCTTGGACTAAGAAGTACAAGCCTGTTTCACTTGAAAGGACCTATGATAATGTCTCTCCCTTTCAGGAAGACAGTATTACAAAAGAGTATATGTCTAAGCATGGGATTGATAAGGTTCGTGGGGGGTCTTATTGTGAAATAACATTAAGTGAATTTCAAATGGAGGCTTTAAAAATGGAAATTTGGGGAGCAAAGGACCTCTGTAGTAAATGTGGTAGGGCGGGTCACTGGGTTAAGGACTGTTATGCAACGAAGGATGCTTCAGGAAATAAAATAGAATATGAAGAATCATCTGATGAGGATGAGTGGGAATGTGAATATTGCGATAGGACCTTTACAACTGAATATGGATGCGGCATTCATGAACGCTCTTGTAAGGAAAAATCTACAAAGTCTTCTTCCACTAAAAGTGGTAGGTGTTATCGCTGTGGAAATTCAGGACACTACTCGCCTGACTGTTATGCAACACGGCATAAGAATGGATATCTGTTAGACTAGACACCGCGTTCATCCACCCCGCCTACAAAAAGCCCCATAAACTAAGATGATTCTACAGACATTTTTATTTATATGTATCTGTTTTTTAATAGCGGTCTGTTTTTATAAGCAGCAGCGTTCAACCATAGAGCTTCTACAGGTTGAGTTCTCTTCGCATGATTCTCTAAAGGATCTTAACCAAGAGCGCCAGCCAATTATTATACGCGGTGTTCCAATTCCAACGAGTATCACATCTGAAAAACTCGCCAGAATGAATCGACTGGATGGATTCCCTCTTGCAGATTCCAAGGCCAAACTCGTAGATTATAGGACATCTCCCAATAAAACCCTTCCCGACTTCCAGGCATCTGGTCGTCCTCTCCTTACTTCCGAGCAGTCTATAAAGTTAGCGAAGGAGCTTGCTCTTGATACATGGGTCTCACATTCGATACAGGAGACTATTAATGAGCTTACTGGTATATTTTCAGTCGTCCATCAAAACACTGTGAAGGTTATTCTCGGTGGAAAGGGGATGGAGCGGGCCATACCAGTTCATACACTTATTATGCCAGTTGAAGGCAAATACATATTGTCTATCGTCAATAAAAAATCCGAGTCCTTCCTCCCCGTAAATTGGAAACATCGATATGCTCGTACGCTCACAATAAATGACTCGCCAATGGTGGGAGAGATACAGTATATCGATGTAATTCTCAGACCTGGTACTCTAATTTGCATTCCCTCTCACTGCATTTATAATTTAGAGCCGGATCCAGCCTCTGAATTTCACTCGAGTCTTCTAGTGGAAGTGGATTCTCCAATTTCTAATTTGACGAAATTCTTGGAGGATTTGAAGCCTTCTTAGACCAGCGGGCATTTCAAACCGGCACTAAATAAAAAAATTGAAGTGGTAGCGGCTTGGTTACTAAGTAACCAAAGCAAGATGCCAGCATATGTTTATACACTCAATCTGAAGGGTGGTGCTAAGTATGTTGGATATACCCAAAATCCAGTGAAGAGACTTTCTCAACACTTCTCTGGAAATGGTTCTCAATGGACGCAGAAGCATTCGCCAGTTTCTGTAAATAGTATCCAGAAGGTTTCAAGTGTTACCTATGCGAAGAAGTTAGAGACAATTATTTACTATAAGATGAAAGAATACCATGGTGCCTCAAAGGTGCGTGGTGCTGGAAATACCAAGTCCTATTAGTGCCGGTTTGAAATGACCACGGGTCTAATAAATTTGACCCTATAAAACAGGATGAAGTTTGTAATGAATATTCAATTTGAATCAGAATCATCTGAATCATCAGAGGATGAATACGAAATTGTCGGCGCGGTCAGAAACGCAATTGAGGATATGCAGCCGGTAATTGAAGGAATCGGTGCAAAGATTGAAGGAATCAAGCAAAAGATTGAAGACGGCGACCTTCTTAATAAGATGGTAGCCCCTCGCACAGACGCCTTCAAGGACTTCTGGGACTACAAATCGCTTGAGCCAACTGAACCCTTTCAGAAGGTCTTCCTGAGTATCCTATCAATTGCTGAAAGTCTCGATATGGATACTCGCACCGTCCGATTTGGTCTCTGTGATGCAGAGCGATTTGCGAAAGGTATTCGTAATCACACGATATTCAGTCTGATTCCTGTTGTTATTGAGGGTGTTACGCTCCTCTGAGTAAATTCTAACAGGTCTGACATCATATTTTTATTACGGATGAGCTTCTACGCTGTAGTACGGGGCCGAGAGACTGGAATATTTACTACATGGCTTGAATGTAAGTTATTTACTACAGGATATAATGGAGCCATGTATAAAAAGTTTAAGACGATTGAAGAAGCAGAAGCCTTTATGGTAAGTCAAAAGCATGAAGAAGAGCCTGTAAAAAAGACTATAGAGGGTAATATGACTAATAGCTGTAAAAATGCCTTTAGTATTTTAATGAAATGTGGAAGCAGTAGTGCACCCATTACAGAGGATATACCAGAATGTAATGATGAAACATTAATTCATTATTACAATCGTCAAAATGATGATTGGACTGATAAAGAAATAGAGGATGTGCGAACAGAGTATGAAAACAATGAAATGACTATACTTGAGATTGCTAAAATTCACCGTAGAACTCCAGGTGCTATAAGCTGTAAGTTAAAAGCTCTTGAACTTATTACTAATAACACTTTGGCTAGAGGATACAATGAGTATAAAACTAGTGATTTATACAAACAGGCTGTTGAAAAGTGTAGGCTAGATGAAATTGAAAAGAAATTAAAGAGACAGGCTAAGTTAAAAGAAAAGATGGAAAAGGTAAAATCAAAGCTTGAAGAACCCACTCCAGATACTCCACAGGAAGACCCCTGCACGCCAGAGCAGCGAGAGGCAATCAACGCCGTCCATTCAGGTCAAACAATCTTCCTCACAGGTCCAGGCGGTACTGGAAAATCCTTCCTTCTCAAAGTCCTCTATGATGAGTTTGTGAAGTCAGGAAAGAAAATGGCCGTGACGGCCATGACCGGCTGTGCCGCTCTTCTTCTCGGCCCTCACGCAAAGACGCTCCATTCCTGGGCCGGCATTGGCCTCGGTCGCGATTCAGCCGAAACGATCATCCAGGCCATTAGCCGCAACGGGAAAAAGAAGAAGAATTGGAAGGTCGATTGTCTCGTGATTGACGAGGTCTCGATGATGACACCAGAGATTCTGGAGCTTCTTGACAAGGTTGGTCGCTCAGTCAGAAAGAATCGCCTAGTTCCTATGGGTGGTCTCCAGATCGTCTTCGTTGGCGACTTCTATCAGCTGCCTCCTGTAGCCGACAAGCCCAGATTTGCCTTCCAGTGCAACTTGTGGAAAGATATCGTGAAAAAGATCGTCTACCTCAAGACGATTCACCGCCAGCGCGACCCCGCCTTCCAAAAGATTCTCCTAGAAGCACGCGAGGGTGAGCTATCAGATGAGTCCTATGAAACGCTCATGACGCGAAAGGGTCTTCGTCTCAAGGGACTCCAGATTCGGCCCACTCTCCTCTTTACTCGCAACGCAGATGTGAATACGATTAATGCAAAGGAACTCGGTAAGCTCGAAGGTGATGCAGTAACTTATAAGGTTTCCACAGCATGTGAGCGTGACTATGAGCTAGAAGCTGGTAAAAAAGATGCAGATAAGTCATCAACTGAAAAGCCTGAGCCATCGGATTACCGAATCCAGAAGCTCGATAAGGATGCCTCGTACGTCGCTGATCTACCGCTAAAAATCGGGGCGCAAGTGATGCTTATCACGAATCTCGACCAAGAGGCTGGACTCGTGAATGGAAGCCGCGGAGTTGTTCTCGGATTTGGCCCAAGTGGGCCAAGTGTGAAGTTCCTTTCGCTCTCTTATCCATACACTGTGAAACTCCACACCTGGAAGTCAAGTGATGATGAACCCGTTTACCGCCAGCAGATTCCGCTACGTCTCGCCTATGCTCTCACTATTCACAAGGCTCAGGGCGCGTCTCTAGATTCGGCAATGGTTGATATCGGTCCCGCCACCTTCGAATACGGCCAGGCGTATGTGGCCCTTTCACGAGTTCGCAGTCTGGAAGCACTCTATGTCTATGCGCTCGATAAGGCTGCGTTTAAGGTTCATCCAGCGGTGAAGGAGTTTTACGATGCCTTGGGGTGAAATGCCTTATATGACTCATAATCTACAATATCACTGTATGAAAGTTGTAGTTCAAAAGAATTATCCCTATTTTTTATGTTTACAAACCAGGTCCAGAATTCATCATCACTGTAACGAGCCCAAACATTCATATCAGCCGGCACAGTAATTTTTCGTTTGTTCCGAGTAAGTGTAAACGGACCTCTGGAGGGCAGGCACATTTTATAGCTATTATTAGTTGTCACTATTATTTCAATTTTATTTGATACTTATAGTATGCTCTACGCTTTTATATACGCCGCCCTCACAGTATTAGCGCTTGATGCAGCATGGCTGACCCTAAATAATTCGGCCCACAGTAGACTGTTCCAGGCCGTCCAGAAATCCCCCATGAGAGTTCGCCTCGTGCCAGCTGCGCTCGTATATTTTTTGATACCAGCCGCGGTAACATATTTTGCTATAAAGGGAAGCAAGACTGTAGAAGAATCTGCCAAAAAGGGCGCCCTTCTGGGTCTATCGATGTATGGCCTCTATGATTTGACAAACTATGCTACACTAAAAGGGTGGACCTTGGAAATGACACTCACAGACACTCTCTGGGGAACTGTTGTTTCTGCAGCTGGCGCTGCATCAGGCTTTTATTTTAGTCGTTGAACTAAATTTGGAGAGTTTCTTCCCCCAAACCTCGAACTCAAATGGATTCCAAAGTTTCTTTCTCAACTCAAAGTACGAACCCCCGGATGTCAACGTCGGATAATAACAGCGAGGCATCTACTATGACACTAAACATGTCACAATCCACAAAATCCCCACAGATTCGGCCCAGACGTAAGAGCTCGGCCGCGGACAAGGAGCTCCCTCCACTGGCTCTCGACACGAAACCCGTCAGTGAACCCATGCTAGATGTGAACGAGGACCGTTTCGTGATTTTCCCGATTAAGCACCATGACATCTGGGCCAAGTACAAGCAGCACATGGCCGTCTTTTGGACTCCAGAAGAGATTGACCTTTCTAAGGACATGGCGCACTGGGAGAAGCTCACCGACAACGAGCGGCACTTTATTAAGAATATCCTCGGATTCTTTGCAGGCTCCGACGGCATTGTTATGGAAAACCTCGCCACCCGTTTTAGTCGCGAGGTGCAGATTCCAGAGGCGCGGTTCTTCTACGGTTGCCAGAACCTCCTAGAGGCAGTTCATTCAGAGACGTATTCGCTGCTTATTGACACGTATATCACGGATCCGAAGGAAAAGAGTGACCTTCTTCACGCCATCAAGACGATTCCGTGTGTAGAGAAGAAGGCGAAGTGGGCTATGGAGTGGATTGATAGCCCTGACGCTGATTTTGCCACACGCCTGATTGGATTCGCCTCAGTCGAGGGAATCTTCTTTAGCGGTGCCTTTTGCGCCATCTTCTGGCTGAAGCAGCGCGGTATCATGCCTGGCCTCACGCTGTCTAATGAGTTTATTGCGCGTGACGAGGGTATTCACACGGATTTCGCCTGTCTTCTTTATTCCAAGCTCGTCAATAAGCTAACAAAGGCCAAGGCCCACAAGATTATTCGTGAGGCCGTGAAGATTGAGAAGAACTTCATCACGAAGTCGCTGCCCTGCGAGCTAATCGGTATGAATGCCGACCTGATGAAGCAGTATATTGAGTTCGTGGCTGACCGGCTTTCGCTGCAGCTCGGCTACCCTAAGATTTATTCGGCGACAAATCCGTTCGATTTCATGGAGCGGATTTCTCTCGAGAACAAGGACAACTTCTTTGAGAAGCGTGTTTCAACATATGCAAAGGCCGCTGTTGGTAAGAAGCGTGAGGAGATGGCGTTTGCTACGGATATGGCGTTTTAGACAATGCGATAAACCGCACAGGTCGATGTGTTCGACCAGGTCATAGGTACATTCACACCCAGCTCTATTTTTTCAAGGCGGGATGGATTTGGTTGGGCGAATTCACGCGAGCAAATTATAATACAGCCCTTCTTGCATTCGGCCTCCAATTTTCTGTAAATTTCCTCTTGAATCTTTTCATCGAAACAAAGATTCGAGAGAAAAATCCAGCAGGCGTCTCCGTAATTCACGGAGACATCTAGAAAACTCCCGTGTCTAATTTGAATTCTAGAGGTCACCTGTTTTGCCTTGAGCCTCTCAATTGCATGGTGCGCCTGGCGAACTCTATCGGGTACAATTTCAATTCCCTTCGACTGAATTTCAGGATGGAGAATTGCCATTCCTAAGACAAGCCGCCCAATTCCACAACCGAGATCGTAGAATGCTCTCTGAGTCTCTGGGAAATTCGTCAAGGGGGCGTGGTGCATGAATTTCTCTGAAAGATTCTTCATACCTACCTCCGCAACCTCTCCATATGTAGTTTTGTGTTCAGAAAGCCCTAGGGTTGATGCATTAAAGCCGCTGAGTCCCTGATAAATTTCTAGAAGGTCGTGGAGGCCGCGACGACCCTGTACTCTGAATGTCTTGGCAGCGCGCCTAGGGGTCTTGGCAGACCGTGTTCGTATACGTATCTGTTTTGTAGTTATCATTACCAATAGGGTTCATAATTTTATTTATTCTTTACCGCGAAGAAGCGCGGGAGCGCGGTAAATTTGATATAGAATTCGTCCCCAACAGAGCTTTAAGAATGCCTGTAACTCTCGCCGGATATGAGCGCGTAATGGTGAATGGAATCCCTGTCTGGAAGAATGCAGCGAATGAATACTATGCATACGAGCAAGATGTTGCCACGAACCCAATTTGTATCGGATCAGAGGCGAATGGCTTTACAGTGAACTGGGAGGAGTTCTATGTAACGCGATTGAATGAATATCGGGAAAGTCTGGCCGCGAGGATCCGCCTGTCACAAAAGAAGTGACAGGCGGAGCCAACAAAAAATGAGGGGGGCCGCCACCAACCCCACAAGTATGACGCCAGAAGATATTATAACTTACGGAAAGGCTGTAAGGCGACCAGTGACAATCGATAAAGCTGTCATTGCATATTTCCAAGAGAAGTTCGGAACAGTGGATCCCGAATACAAGGTTGGTTATGCAATGACATCCTTTATTTGGTTTTCAGTTGCTAAAAAGGTGGTTGAGGCTGCTGGAGAAATATATGAGTTGCCGCCAGAAGAGCTGGAAGCACTCAAGCGAGTCTATTTGAGATCTGGGGACTATATTGTGAAGGATTAAAAGAATATCTTAATCTTATCCTTCACAGGTGTTCTACAAACAAAGCAGGCTCCCGCATGGCGCTGAGAGCAGCTATGACAATAGGTGTGGCCGCAAGGATTCATACAGAAAACAACGGGTTCATTGAGACAGATTATACAAACCGGCTCATTTTCATTTGACTGCACTGTGCGGATCATCATAACGATATCACGAAGTGTTAAAAACTTGCGATAGGCCTCTATAAATGCCATATAGTCCTCCTTAATCTGATTTTTTTCAAAAATAGAGCCGAGATACTGCTCTGAGGCATTCAGAAGAGGAAAGTACTTTTCTGAGCTGGGGTCTAAGTCAAATAGGGCAGCAATCTTCCCTTGAAACTTATCAAAGGCTTCCATCTTCATCTTTAGCTGTGCCTCGCTTCTTAGAGCCTCGTTACCGGCCTCGCGATACTGGTCGAAGATTACTGTAACAGATTCGAAAAAGTCTTTTACGGGGGTCTCACCCTTGCGAGCAGCAAGTAAAAGGGCATTTATATCTGTCAGGTAATCATTACCAGATGCATCAAGAACGAGGTCACGAACCGTGGGGTGGTCCACTCTAAAAGAGATGTTGCCGAACTTTCTGAGAACAATCTCACCCTTGCCAAGTGTCGGGTGTGAATTAACAGTGAGTTGTAAAAAATCGAGAAGCTCTGAGTTTTTTTGGCTTAGGAAGCTGCGAATGCGCCGCTTCCACCCAGAGGGCGTTTCGATTGCTGCGGCCACCTTCTGCTTGATTTCGTCGGCATGCTTTGTAATAATTCCGTTTATTGCCGTAGTATAAGGAGTTGTCGAGCCGACACCGCCCACATCAAAAATGGCGGCGGCCGGTCTAAGATCCTCTGCGTCATCAAAATCGGCTGGTGAAAACTCTCCTGGTATTTGTGGATTATATGCCGACATTCCTATTTTGGGCCTTTTAGGAAAAAGAGTGGTTAAAAAGCGCCTAACCACGTTAGACTGTTCGGGAAAAATTGGAACTCTTAGATGCATCGAACTAGCATCAAATATGTACCCCTCAATGCCTCCACCCATTGCTTGCGGCATTTTAGGAGCAATTGCTGGACTATTTGGTGGAGGATTTACCCAGGGCTTCCCTGTTTTGGTCGGTGCTACTACAGGGGCCTCTGTTGGGTGTATTGCCTGTTTAATAGCCTGTAATCATACTCCTAAAGCACTCCCTGTAGCGCAAGTTGTAGAGCCAATAGTTATACAAAATGTATACTTAGTGGGTCAACCAAAGACGGCGGGCGCTTATTAGATATCATCAACATCAACATCTTCGGAATCAGATCCCGATTCCGATTTTTTAGTCTCATCGCGATCGAATTCAAAGCCAGTCTCCTCAATTGTATTCGCACTACCCACCGCGGCAAGGCGTGCACCATCGAGAACTTCAAGCTGTAGGAAAAGTTTCTGATTAATCCCCTCTTCCTTCTTGAGGCGCGTTAGACATTCATATGGATACTTAGCAATAATATCCCCTGTAAGATCCTCTAATTTTTTTAAAGACCCTAGCTCGAAATCACGGAGACTAATGAGAACAACATCGCCAATATCTACAAAAACACGTCCACGCATCTTACCACAAATGTGGCAAACACGCATCTTATTGTCATTACAGTAACAGAGAATATTACGATTTCCGAGGAGTTTTACAGCTCGGGCAATCTGTTGACCCTCCTGGCGTTCAATTGTGAAGGCACTCAGGTCAACGTCCCCCTCCTTCGCCTTACGCTTGTACTGTTTACCACCCTTGATGTTCTTAGGCATTCTTATATATGTAACAAGAAAAAGGTTTAGACCTATGATATGTATGCCCCGAATTGCTCCTGTTCCTGGTCCCCACCTAGTTGCTCTATAGACTGAGTGCGAGGAACAGCATCTATATCGCTATAATCACCATTTTTGGGAAGGCTCGTCTTAGCTCCACCATAGTCTCCACTCTCGAGATTGCCTCCACGCTGTCGCCGCTGTCTGCGACTCTTGCGAGTCTTGCGACTCTTGCGAGTCTTCCGTTTTAGAACTTTGCGAACCATGCTACTTAGTCTTAATCTTTTTAAGAGTTGCCAGCCTTGCCTTACAATGCTCCTGTGTCCGCCGCTCCATTCTAACCGCAACCTGCTTCCAATCAGAATACATATTTACAAGCTCCTTCAGCTGCTCGTCTTCCGCCTTCGTCCAAGGAATCAAGACAAGAACAAGCTTCTTACCAATAGACTTCAAGAATTCAACAAGCCGCCCCTTATTCTCATGGTAGTCCCGCTCATCGAGCCGTCCCTTTTCCTGACAGGCCATTGGTACAATCTTGTTCGCGATTAGCATCGCGCTGAAGGCCTTCTCAGAGTCCGAGACGAATACTAGCATACTATCGGGAGCATCATAGATAAGTTTCTCTTCCACTAAAGCACTATCAGATGCCCTGAAGGCTCTCAGCTCCGACTTCTTACAGCCTCTAACACTGTGTCCGTAAACCGAGCAGAGGTTACAGTAGAGACTCTTGGCAAGAATACAGGGGTCACTGCCATGAGCCCGTGCATTTTTTCCAAGAATACTACGACAAGTGTCACACATACACGTGGATGCATGTGGGGCAGGCCGCTCAATTTTTAAATAATTCTCACCGTGGAGTACTTAACTTCAGTACGAGACTGTCACATCTTTTCCCAAAGCAAATCCGCATTTGTTGGCCTCTCCTGCCGTCATTTCGATGGCATACTTTACGAGATTCAAAGACGAATAAGAGGGACAATCATCTCGACTTTCACAGGGCGCTGCATTATAGGTAATATTAACAACTGTAAAAGTTTCATCGAGCCAGACGATGTCTAGAGCGAACTTCATATCTGGCATCCACATACTCTGATATGAAAGAGTGTCGAATATAAAAAGGAATCCTGTGGCTGGAGCTAGCTTTGGATGGCCTGATAGGCCCTTTTTTCTAGCCGCAGGAGAAACCACCGCTGTTACATTAAATGGTGTAGCCCGGCCTTGAACTTTTAACTTGTATATATCACCGTCTTTTACGCTCATTCTCTATTAGATGCCCTGTTTTGATTTAAGTGGATTTGGACCTATACCACAGGGATTGAAACTTAAATATGAAACGGCGTGGGGGGTTTATGAAAAAATACAGTACTATAACATAAACGTAAGTACCTTATATTCACAAGGTGATATGTCAAAATCGTACTGGCAGTATAGCACTGGAGAAGAAAGGGCGAATTTTGATTTAGGATTGTCACTGCATGTTCGAAGATATCCGACGAGTAATTGGGTGCCTGTTACTAGCTAAAATAGAATCCACCTATAGAAATGCCAGGTGATAATACACGCAATTGTATAGTTGATGTATCAGAAGCCTTTGTTTTTGAGAGTCCCGCGTTCCAAAGTGCATGTAATATGATTTATCAGTTCAAGAAAAATACTGATAAACTAAATAATTCTACAAAAACCGGCAAAGTCTATAGATTCAAGAGTGATTTTGAGCGCATGCAGTATCTGCTAGGACTCTACGGACAGACATCTACTGGTAACGCTTAAACCAAACTCACATATACTCTATAGAGTATATGCCAGGTTCAACAGATATTAGTTTTACGAAACAGCTAAAGGTGCAGGACGGTGAACCAGTCGTGATGGCGCCCCCCATGACAGATCAGCAGGAGCTTCAGAGCCTCAAGGAGATTATTATCTCTTGGCGACAAATCGAGGGCGAAGTCTCGGATCTTAAGGAGCAGATGCGTGAAAAGAAGAAGAAGCAGAGCACTCTAGAGGAGATGATTCTTCGTATCATGAAGAAGCACAGTCTTGGTGCGCTTGACCTTAAAGGCTCAGGCGGGCGTCTTCTTTATCGTCGCCAGACAACTAAGGGAACGCTAAATGTCAAATCAATCACTGAAATGCTCGCGCAGCATCTGAAGTCAGAGACGGCTGCTGCAGAGGCTATCAAGTTTATTAACGAGCACCGCGGGGCAAAGGTACGAGAGAGTATCCAGTACGAAAAAGAATAAGAATATACAGATACAATGCCTAACGTTCTTAACGCCGCTGTTAAAGCTGGAGTAGAAGGCTTTCTTGACACCGGTAACGCGGAGCACCGTCGCCGCGCCTACGTTGATTTTACGACGATGATTCTCGTTTTCATCATAACCCTCGTGATTCTTGGCTTTGTTGGCAAGTTCCTCTGGAATGGTGTAATCGTGGATCTCTTCTCATTTGCTAAGCCTGCCCGGTCAGTTTGGCAAATTTTGGGGCTGATGATTTTCGTCGGCTTGCTTATACCTTAGAGGGTTCACCTGCAGCCTCCTTACCGGCATGTGCTAAAAATAAATATCCCTTTGGGGTACCGTCTAGTACTTAACTTCAGTACTAGACGGTACCAGGTTCGCACAGCTTCCTCGACTTCCTGACCGAGAGTGAGTAGTGGCGCAACCTTTGGCATCTTTTTCCTATCGAACTTTACTTGAGGATTTGGAGTCCATTCTAACTTAGAAACGACTCCATCTTCAGTGATTTGTATATAGGGCATTTGAATCTCGTTAAAATATTAACTCGATTCAAATTTATAATTAATAATATCCCTTGTACTCCCCTGCATGCGCTGTACCAGTTGCCTCGCGACCTTGGACCATCCGGGGACCATCTTCACCAGCAATTGTAATTGGACCCTTGAGACAAATCGTCATTAAAGTGTCTGTTATATCAGCCATGAGTTCTGAAAAAAGGGCTCTAACATCCTTCTCTTCGTCGTCTAAGTTGTAAGACGTGCAGAGGCGGCGGACAAGCATATCACCACGCTTAGACCACTTATCTAGAGATATCTCGAGATCACGTTTAGGAACCGTCTTGGCGAAGCAGCGAGCAACTGTCTCAGATGATGGTTCAATGTCCTGAGATGTAACGTACTGGCTATTCTTAGTTGCATTTACGAGGCTTCCAGGAGCAAGGAGGTCTTGCTTTACGCAAGCCAACTTTCCTAGGAGCTGCTTTAGTTCAAGAAGGTCATCGGCACCAGTCTCAGTCGTCGAGGCCTTCGCTGAAATTATAGAGTAAATGCGGGTGGCCTCAATACTTTTGCTTCCACACGTTATCTCTGAGACCCCGTTTACTGGTCCAGCAAAGCCCTCATAGTATGGCCTGGGTTGCGTATTTGATCCGGACCATAACGAATACGAAATGAATACTGCTACAAGAGAAATTACCAGCGCAAAAAATATATAGGATATATCTTGCGAAACATGTAGCTTAGGAAGCTCCGCCATCTAACGTTTAGTACTTATTTTTCTTGTTGATTTTACAGTTGATTGACGCTTTACTCGTAGAGTTCTTTTTCTTAGGGCAGAAGCAATAGTTTCCCTTGGAGGCTCAGGTTGTGCGATTACCTCGGATTGTGCGATTACCTCGGGTGGCGCGATGACCTCAGGTTGTGCGATTACCTCGGATTGTGCGATTACCTCGGGTGGCGCGATGACCTCAGGTGGCGTAACAACCTCTGGCTCTGGGGCAGCTGTAGAAATCCTGTTATGCTTTTCAAGAATTAGTTGCATAATCGTAAAAATTCTATCAGTTGGAAATGAATCCGCAGAATCATTTACACCTGGATAAATTGAGTACTCCTGACGACCTTCTAGCCACTTTTCCAGAATCGCGGTGATTTTCTCATCTAAGAAATACGAAAGGGCATCCTGTTCGTCGTCATTATCCTCTTGAATTGCGTTGTCTAACTTATCAACAATAAACATAAAATAGGCATTCAACTCTTCAAGAATATCGACTCTGTCACCAACGTTAGAGGGATTTAGCCAAACCACTGCAAAGTCCTTCAAGCCATCTGGAGCGAATTCACGGACCAGGTCAATATGATTATCCCACACATAATCTTGCATTGATGCTGTCGCCTCGCTTGACATCAAATAGTGAATGGCCCATCTGCGAAAAGACCAGATAAGGGTTTGAAAAATAAGAAGAGACCACGGGTCGCCTCTTACTCTTTGTAATAGGTTTGTTAAAGACTCTTCGAAAAGAGGGTCCATCTAATGGAGGAACGTGTCAGTCCTTTAGCCGTAAATCAAATAGGGCTGCGGATTGGAGACGCGTTCAGGGTTTTCTTCAAATTCCATTTTTTCAAGGGGGAAGGTGGAAAGGTCGAGTCCCGCTGCTGCAACGAGTTCCTGAACCTTCTTCTTCAGTTGTAGGATTCTGAGAATTGCGTCGTCGCAGCTTAGAAATTTATCAGAGGTGCAGATAGTGTCATCAACCTCTAATCCCAGAATATACTGTCCCTTATCGGTGTATTTGAATAAGAGGCCGGTTGGCTTGATAAGTTCCACAATATTAAAGTGGTCCTCTAGTCCAAAGAAGCCGCAGGCGGTCGTGTAAGAAATCGGATAGCCAACATAAAGTACCATTTTTGTTGACTATTTGTATGTAGCGTAAATTCAAATTTTTAATTTTTCACACCTTCCCAATCAGCTTATACTTATCCTGCTTTGTCGCATTATTGAAAAGGCGAGCCGAAAGCTGAACGTTCAACTCATCATTCTGCTCGCGGCAATCATATTGTCCCAGGTTCATAAGTACTTTCGGAAAAGATGCCTCAGCCAAGACCCGCTGATCCACATTTCTAATACGAGGTGCCATTACTCGTGAGTTATACATGTCGCCCTCTGAATCTGGGAGATACTGGTCGGCGTCACAGGTGCCTAGAGGCCTATCCAGACCACGGAGCTTAGACTCGTTATCGACGGCTTGGCTGTAACGATTCGCAGGACCACGGGGTCCATCACCACCACTTGACGACAAAACCACATTTTCAGGTACATTTGGACCAGGACCATTTTCACCAGTTGTCACATAGTCTAAGCAAATCTTCGCCCATGGGCGAGGGTCTAGCGCCTGAGCTACATACTCAGTCGGGAGAGTCCGCTGTATTATTGCAGTGGGGTCCCAGTGGGTCTTAAGGCAAACTGGCGGAAAAAAGGGGCGCGGGCCCTCAGGCTTAATATCCGAAGGACTCACGAGAGACCCTAGTTCTCTTGGGTAGTTTGGGGGACCATTTACCTGCATTTCTTATTTAGAGGGGGCAATTAAAACCGGCTTTGCACCCTTCGTTAACATCGCCGATTCCGTTATCTGTATAACAGCATTCCATTCACAGTTAGAGTTATCCACAATTGTTCCATCGACCTGAACCAGCTGAAAGGTGAATTTGTCTAGTCTTGCCAGAGGGTTGGTAAAACTAATCGGGTTTGAAATGAGTGTCTGTGCGTAACTTCCAAAGTTCGCCAACATTAGTTTTCCATAAAAGGCCTTCGTCGTTCCAGTAGAATCGTGCGATTTAGAAAGATTTTCTTGCGATACAATATCCATGCGATTCATATCAAATTGAGGATTTATTACAACATTTAGGAAGTCATCCAAAATCTTAAAAAAGGATGTACCCTTCTGGATGGTATCATATTCAGTATCTGCCTTTGGAAATCCGAGATTCCACCCTAGACCCCACTCCTCAATCATATTTAAATACTCTGGTAACAAGGGAGTCTTCCAGAGAATTGAAAAGCGCAAGGGGTCTGTGTAGCGAAGACGATTTTGTGCGTACGAGGGTATAATGTATTGTAGGTCGGTTTTTACGAAGTTGATAACACTTGTATTAATACCTGCTTGAATCGTACTTGTTAGAATTGTCTGTGTAGAATACTGTGTATATAAAAGTCGCATACGACTATAATAGTCTCCAAATCCGGTTACACTCGAAATATTAGACCCAGCGTATCCTTGAATAACATTCGCCCCAAAGGTCTTACCATTTGAATCAATCACGAAGTTTGAATCAAACCCTAAAATCGTGTTCTGATACTTCTTGTCCCAGTAGTATGTGTAAAGGTAGTCGCTCGTCGTAGACACATATTTCGCAGTGCTGATTTCACCCGATAAATCTGCAGGTGTAATGTAGCCAAATGTATATTTGTTTGGGGCACTCACGCGCAGCATGACCTGTGATTTTTCAGTGGGCGAATAGCCGCGAAGACTCATATAGTAGAAATCATCAGATGCGCGATTATCCTTTAGAGGTATAGCATAGTCATATGCATTAAAATAGAATCCACTGTACGCAAAATCACCTGCGTTAAAGTTGGCGGGCGACTCCAGCCCCCACTTTCCACTAGTATCGGCAGTAAGATTATTGGAGTTATCATAAACGGCCACTGAGGTGTGAGGATATTCAGGATATGTTAGTCCAGAAAGGTCTTTGAAACTGTCGAAGTTCTTCGAGATCTGGTGAAAGACAATACGATTTACCGGATAAAAGACTTGCCACATCTGTTGAACTTTCTTGGGGGCATCCACCTTATCGAACCGGTTACCATATAGGGTGTTTCCAATAAGAGCCCATGATGCACCATTTGCACCAGAATGTAGTCCTGTTGGTGTCGATACGAAATTATATACGGATGATATAATCTTGGGTATATCGGACCCCACCGTAAACGTCGGCTCGAAAAACTGTGTCGGCGAGGCAGGGCTTAACATAAAAATGTGGTCTTTTGCAATATCGCGCACGACAATAGGACTCGTAAAAGTTGAGGGTGATGTAGTGGCAAAGGAATAATCCGTTATATTTGCGTACGAGGCCGTCCCACCACTATAGGGAGAATATGTGGCGGTATAGAGTCCTCCCCCCGTGCCGACTGCATTAGGATTTACATAGGCAATATCACCAACGCCATTTCTATTTGGGAACATCCAGAATCGCCCATTTATTTCTTTCGGTGATTGGCCGATATCAAAATGTTTAACAGTCGGATCCGATGTTCTAACCGTTGTAATTGAGGAGGCACCCTGATAGGGTCTCGAAACTATAGAGGGCACTCCTGTTGCAATATTTTTAATAGAAAATGTGTAGCCACCTATATTATTGTAAATAGCCTTGATAAGTTGAAAACTAGACTGGAAATCAACCGGTGCAATCTCAGAATAAGTTGTCTTTATAGACCCAGATCTTGGCTCTAGTGTTCGTACATACAAAAAGCTAGATGGAGAAGCATTTGAAAGGCCGAAAAAGGCAATATTGCTCTCGTTAGCCGCGGTGCCAATATAGTTTATATTTGAGGATGTTGGGAATACCTGGTCTAGGGTGAATTCATATCTCTCCCTAAACGACCGTATAGAAGTTGCTGTATCATATGAAAATACACGATATACCGAGTCTTTTAAGAGCATATATCCAGAGCAGTCGGCAATTACCTCTGATGGATTATATGTGAAAGGGTTCCACTCACTATATGGCATTTCAATCGTATTAATTGGATAAGACTTTGCGTAGAAAATGAGAGATGTGCCAATAGGCATAGACTGCTCGTACTTACTCTGCGAAACAGTGAACCCTGATGGAGGTCCATATATCGAATTCGCTCCTGGAAGTGGGTTACCAGGCAGGAGAATTCCCTGGCCTCCTGGAGGAGCCTTTGGACCCTCAGGAGAGGGAGCCGAATTTGTCACATTAATTTGCGAGTACTTTGGATACGGTACTGCTGACCCTACAAGCCCGTAATAGTAAATGGGGTTTGAAAGGCCATCAAAGGGTACCGCAACATAATAGGCATTTACATCGAAGTTGTATTCGTAGGCACTCTGCGAATATCCATATAGGTAGGAATTCGACCCTGTCTGGAACTTACTGCTACGCGTGAAATTATAGAAGGTTCCACCGACTAAGTCGTATCCAAAATTAAGGTTTGAGCTATTATATGTGATAGACGACTGGAAACCGAGAACAGCAAGCGCATTATTAAGTGAAAAATTCCCCAGTGGTTGATTTGACGTTACAGAGGCAGGGAAAATGCCGATATTTTTGATAGAAAGATTAGGGTCAAGGGCAGGGTTCGAGACCGTAAAAATGCTTTTAAACATAAAGGTGTCTATGTCCCAGAGGCCCTGATCTGGGACAAAGCCAATACCCATGACACCCTCAGAGAGATTCAGAAGATTAGAGGTTCCAAGATATAGATTGCCACCGACATCGAGACGGTTAGTATATTTATAGCCACTTATTGTTGAATTCACAGGGTAGGTAGCGCAGTAAGGGGGTATTGCATTATAGGCAATCGAATTAGAATCAAAAAGCAGCTGATTTTCTGCCGGCGGTATGAATGTATTTCCATACCACTGTACTATACTTGCTTGACGGAAGTTTATAATGCTTGGTGCATAGACTCCAGTTCCATAGGGCTGAAGAATTGCATTGGTGGCGCCGCTGTATAAATACGTCTGTGAAGAAGTATTGTATGGACTCTTTGCTTGGAAAACATATCCATTTCCAGGGTCGATACGTAAAAATGAGGTGGGAACTGCATTACTCTGCGCGACATTTGAAATGAAGCCAACGTAATTTGTTAAATCCGTTGATACACCGCGTGTGTCGTAACCCATGAGAGTCTGAACGAATGTCAGCGAACTGCTAGCCGGATCAACCGAATATGGTGCATAGAGTGTACTTTGAATAGAGAGTCGGATAAAGGCAGGGTCCGCTTCCTTAGCGTAATTAAAGTTTGATAGGTTCGACATTGGGTCCGCATTAGGATTAAATCCGGTTAAGTCATTTGTCAGTGCAGTGTATGTCGTTGAAGGGAAACTTAGAACGAGTCTGTAGTTTTCAGTAGCGAATGATAGGCTCTGTGAACGTGCTAGAACGTAATAGCGTTTATTAGAGTAAGCAGTGAAGTTCATAGCCAGAGTTGATGCATCCGTGTAGGAACTCACCGCCTGTAGATAGTTGAGAGGGTTTTCATTACGATTTCCTGATATATCAGCCATAAAGGCCCCGCGGTCCTGGTAGAGGAACATGACTAAATCGGATGAAAAGTAGTTAGAAGTGCTATTATGGGCTAGAGTTAGTTGCATGGGATATTTATAGGCCGGCGCATTACACGTGAGGTAGTCTGGTGGATATGGCGTATAAAATTCATAGAAGTTGCGGGATTCCAAAATAGATAGGGTGTCTGTGCGAAGACCCCATAGGGCCAGTGAAGATACATATGAAATGCCAAATGAATTTGTAACAGATTGAGTAGAAAATCCTGGGATTTTCATTATATCATTCGAAGTAAAATCAGTTGTGAATACGTCCATATTATAGTTGGCAGTGTTCTCGATAAAACAATAGCTGTTATCAAAAATCATCTGATGACTCAGATCGTATGCCTGCGCATTATAGAGTGGGTATCTGTATTTCGTAGGGCGCGGAAGAGTCTCCACTTTCAGCGTCTGTCTCACTGGACTTTTGAAACGAAGGACGGTGTATTTGGCCGCTTCAATAGGTAAAATAATATCTGCAGAATGAGTTCGGCGATTTGTATAGAGATTTCCAATTGTAGTCGTGTTCGGATTATTCGAGTCGAGTATATTTGGCTGAACGATTTGGTTCAAGTAATCTTGGTCGTCAAGGTCAAGGTTCCAGGTGTTTAGATTAATAGCTTCTGCACCGCTCTCACCAGGTAGAACTGGGTTCATATAGGCAATCGTACCTGATAGGTCTGTCATACGATTCCAATAATATTTGGGAGCGACTCTGAATTTCTGTAGGATATCTTGTCTGATTTCCTGCACGGTATTAGTATTGTTTAGAGTGTCGTTAAGATTGTAACTAATTCCAACGGCATTTAGGGCGTCGCGCAAGGGTAGGGTCAGAAATGGATTTGCCAGATAATCAATACTAAAGGTATTATACGAGACGCCGAAATAGATGGCGAGATATTTTTGATATTGACTCAACATATCATTTATGATGGCAAACAATATGGTATTTTGGGAACTATACGTATTGTACTGAGCTGCTGTAATATTATATAGGTTTAGCTGCTCTGCGGTGAATTGAGACTGCTTGTAGTTGATTAAATTTACGAGGCTAGTATTTAGAGATGGACTCTGAATAATTGTCCGATTCGACTGCGTTTGGTAAAGTGCAACGTACTTATTGATTAAGTTGTATCGAAATGTGTGTTTCAGACGGTAATCGTCGAGATTCCCAATATTATTGTTGATAAGCTCTAGAATTACGGCGTCAAAAAGGCCCTGATAGGTATTAAGAATACGTGAACGAACAGTTTCACCGAACTCAAGGGTACTCGTTACTAAAGTGTAATTCATTGTACTCGAATTATAGTTATCATCAAGTACAATTTCCTTCAGAACAGGATAGTAATATGCTATTTTTATATTATCAATTGTATATTTTGCAAGATTTGCATACTGCTGGTCGAAGTACTTCGATATAATAAGAGCCATCGTAGGTGAAGGAATATATGTATCAAGAACGGAGTCGTAATAATTATCACCAGGAAAGTTGAAGTTTAGTGATGTGTCGCCAGTTACAGCGAACTTTTTAGCGAAGTCGTTGAATCCACCAGGGTAATCGTAAAAAATTGGCGTATAGTTCAGCTGAATATTCAGCTCTGAAATCAGACCATTAATGTCATAAGAGCCTTCACGTAAATAACTTGTAATATTTTGATTAACTGTTTGACCTTGTTCTACTGTTGTGCGTCCGAATTCGTTGATAGTTATATCGGTATTATGTTTCGGCGGTCTAAAATAATAAAAGGCTGATAGGAGTTTAATTTGAAGTATGCTAAATCCAGTAACCTGTGAATAGGTCCGGGGTAGTCTTAATGTAAGATTTGTAGGTTGTGGATATGCCTGTCGGTCTCTATTACGACTATCAACCATCACAACATTTGTCATCGAGGCGGACGATGATTCGAGAAGATTTCCTGACGGATCGGCGGCTATCTGTATATTATTAAAAGTGGGAAAGCCATTTGGTACATCATACGGGTAGCCGATTACTGGAGGAGGTGGATCAATTGCTTCATTAACATTTGGATCGAGTGATGTATTTGCCGCTAGCTTAGCAGCAAATAATGCAAGATCTGCAAAACCTTCCATGGATTTCGAGGAGCTTGATGAACCCGATGAGCTATCAGAGTCAGAGTCAGAGTCAGAGTCAGAGTCTGATTCTGAAAAATATGATTTATATAATGGTCTCTCCATCGTCTTCTACAAAAGAGCAACGTTATCTTAGGCCTTAGATAGGATTATTAAAGTACGTTTCCACAATTTCGCCGTGTAATTTTAAGGAACTCTTTTTAAAGATTGGCTTCTTTTTCCACGACCGAGTCTGAAAGTCCTTCAGTTTAAGTTTTATCCAATCTAGATTAGACATACGCCCTTTATCGGCTTCATATTGCTTAATACATACATCAATAGATTCAATTGGGTTCTCATTTGGATAGATTGTCATTTGCCATATTTTTTTCAGATACACGTGGATGGCTGGAAGACGAGCAATCTCATACCGATCATCATTATATTGTATGCTATCAAAGTGCCTTTCTGTAAAGCGGAGACCATTGGTCTCACAGAATTTGAGAATATCTTCAGGTGGCTCAATATAATCTCCTGTCACATAGACTACGTGAATAGGGATTGTATTTGGTTCATTGCTAATTGGTGATGACATGGTTAGTATACTCTTGCTGCCATGTGGCATTAAATTTTTGTACCGTCTAGTACTGAAGTTAAGTACTCCCCATAACCAAAGCCACTCCGTGGCTTTGTATCATGGGGAGCACTTAACTTCTC